CACACAATAAATCTTTTACAAGGTTGAATAATCTAACAAAGAAATATACAAACCAAGGGAGTCAGTTTAAGGTCATGACTCAGGACCAAACATCTTTTTAAACAATATTAAACAATAAAAATAAGGAAATTTAAAACTTTAAACCATAATCAATCTTAAAAATAGTATCAGATGCAGAACAAAAGATATGTCTTCCAAAACCTGATTGAGCAACATAATCAACAAATTCATGTATTTGATAATCATCTAAACGATACCTCTTCAATATCTCGAAAATGGAAATAGTTATCCTAGGCCTCTCCACCAAATTTAAACTGGTATCAAACTTAGAGTGTCTAAGGAGGGGTTTGTGAAAGTTTGATTCTCCTTTAAATAGAAGATCAAAACAAGGACATAAAGGCATTAATTCTTTGACACACACATACTTGAAAAAACCATAAGTTAGCAAAGTTTGAAAAAAAGCAAATCTTAAAATTCCAGATCTATGTGATAAAGGGAAAGTTGACGGAGAAACATCGCCTTCGACTTTACCGCTATACCTCAACAACACACCTAAATTGTGTATTGCGAAAAGACCGTTGCCATACTTAACAGGAGAATGCTTCAAAAATTGCATATCAAAATATTCCTCACAAAGTTGATAAGAAAATCTAAATCCTATGTTATAACCAGCTAAAGTAACTAATGATATCTCAGGTTTAAAACCTCGCAATAACAAATTATTTAACTCAAAAGCTAAAATCATATATATAAAATTGTTTTTTACAGAAGTGTGACCAATACCACTAGGAAGATAACCCCGCAAAGATTCAAAACTAATAGAATGCTTCATATCATCAGAAAAGACTTTGAATTTGCTCCTTAATAAACACATAAACCTATGCTTTTGTTCTTCAGACATTCTCATAACATAAGCAAAGAACTCATGGGTAATGTAGGAGTGACTTGCATCATTGGATGATATATCTACATTATAAACAAGACCATTTATACAAATAATAGCATCATCAGAGTCATTATCGATAGTAATTTTATTCTTATCAAACCTAGATTCAAACCATATCTTTTCAAAAATCAAACTAATCAACACTGGATTAGACTCACCATTATATCTAACGGATACATCACCAAACCAGATTGTCTTTCCTTTTGTATGTTTTTTTATGGAATTGGCATTAGGAACTGTAGCTAATGAATTTTCAATTCCAAAATCCACTATAACCCTCGCATACTTACTCTGTTTAGCGATTTCGATCATCTTCAACTTCCACCGTGTAGAATCATCCGCCCACATGTCTCCCTTATAAATATCACCACTTATGACTAAATTTTTAAAAGCTTCTTGCCTAGGAACCATCTTGGGATGGCTCTCTAGTGTAAGTGCTTTAGCAAGATCAATCATATCACCTTCTTGTTGATGTTCACCAAGTTCCTCTTCAATTAAGCTTCGAAAATTTGAATTATAAAGGTCTCTAAAGTAGAAATCTTGATTGCAATTCAAACGTTTGTGAAAGTCATACTTATCAACTAAAATTCCATATTTAAATAGATTTCCTAATTCGTCTTGATCATCATCAGACTTTGGCTCAAACAACTGAAAATGACGACTAACACCCCCAGTGTAATTCTCATTGAAGTCACCCCATACAATACCTCCACAAGGAAAAAACCAACCAAAAATGGTGTAATATTTCTTAGGAAGCAAACCTTTGTTGATACTAGTAGGAAATGTTATCTCACCAGTCTCTTCGTTGAAATACTTCTTGCCACGACATGCAACAAAAAGTTTATTAAACCGCCAAACTTTAGGAATATCATGAATACCAGGATAAAATCTCATTAAACCTTCATTATACACACCATCTGGAAATCGTTTGAACCTCTCCACAATAATCAAATTATTGCAGAGAGGGTCAAGACTTCCTAATTGCTAGGAGCTCAAGCTCTTATTGCTCTGGGCGCCAATGCACAAAATGGGTTGATTACAAATCTTAGTGTTATATGTAATGAAGCTTAACCAAACAAAGTGACATATGGTGTCAAACGTAGATGAAAAATTTTTTATAGAAAAATAATTTTTGTCTACACTTTCTGATATGTAAGCCTTGATTTTGTCAAAACAATGGCCCCAATAAGTTCCATCGGGACCAGCAACGTTAATACTTCCTTGATACTTGATACTTAAATCAGCCAATAAGTTCATATAACAATTACCATATCCATAACTAGAGTACATATTCTTGTTCTTTTCAAAAACATCAAATCTCTTAGTAGTGTACTTCTCCTTCCACAGCATCCAATTAAAAGAAAATAACCTTGACATAAAATTTCTAGTGACTGATGTGTCCTGAATGACATCAATGATTTGTCTAGAAGGAGTACCACAACCAGAAAATTCTTGATGGTGCACAACTTCTTTACTATAAGTAAACATAAAATCATGAATTTTGAGCAATATGGGAAAATATTTCTCACAAAAAGTCTTACGTAGCTGAAAATTCATATTATAAAATAACTTAATTGTCGTAGTAGTATCATCATCGCAACATGGAGGCTTATAAGGTGGGGGTGATGGTGGGGGTGTAATTGGAATGCAACACTCAGGAGGCAACAAAATTAAAGCATCGCCATCATCCTTTGAAATATCAGATTTTCTACAACATTTATCAATATTTTTAATATCATCATCATTATCATAATCATCGTTTGAATTTTGAATAAATAACAAACTATCAGAATTATTTTTCTCATTCAACATTTCTTGACCTAGTTCAAGTGCTATAAGGTAATCACTTTCTGCAACATCATCGGAGATAAGTGACACGTCATCACTGACTATAATCTTAGATGGCTCGTCCTTGGACGTAATATCAATCTCATCTAATTTTATTGTCTTATCTCCAATGACTATAGGGTTGTTGTTGAGTAATGGCGAAGATTCATTATTAAAGGATGGCTCGCTTGAAGGCGTAAATATATTCTCATCTTTTAATAAACACAAATTATTTATGTCAACTAAACCTTGCGAATTAGTGGTATAAGTGGATGCTAAAGAATTTTGGAAAGTATCTTTTGTTATTTTTTTATCAGCTCTCATTTTTATTAATTTTTGCTTCGTAATTTTAATATCAAAAGTTTCTCCACGTGAACGCAATTCAGTAAAAGACACTGAGCATGCCTTTTGTTCATCCTTTGTCATATTCATTTTTTTCTTTAAATCATTCATTTGTTTAAACCACATAGAATTTTCTTTTTTTTCAACAATTTTTTTATCAACTACCTTGACGGATGGCAAAATGCTGTTTCCAAATTTGTTTAGCGGTTCATCAAGATTGTCGTTTGGGTCACCTTCAAGAAAAATATCACAAGGCATGCAATAATCTGCATCAGCTGATTCTTCCCCTAGCAAAGATTCTTTGTAAGCTTCCATGAAATCGTATCCAGACCTAAAACTTTTCCCACTTTCTGTATCAGGAATGTGAAAATGGTATTCTTCACAGCAAATAAACCCATACTCAAGACTCCTACACTCCAACAAATCAACCAAAGGCACCTCATCATCAGCACAAGTTACTTTAGGTTGACGCCCGACCTTATTGATCTTTCTCTTGACATAGAATGCACTAGCTTTGTTTTTCTTTGAAAAACGACTACATGGATGAGCGTGGCGTTTATTACAACCTTTTATTCTGCAATATTTAACAAATTGGTGGTCGTCAGTGTTGCTATAAGAACCATTATTTCCATTCAATTGTGAAAATGCTACAAAATTATGAGAATAAAACTGGCGAATTTGATTACATACCTCATGCATCACAAGACCATCTCTACTGAGAAAAGGATCACTTCGTACTAATTCAACAAGATCACGAAAATAAGAATTAACGTACTCAATTGCCTCATCATAAGTTGGAACAGTGATTACAATGAGTTGACCTAATAATTGTTCTAAATTAGACAACGAATAAACAACGCACACAATTTTGAATTCAACTCCAGTCCATATTAGGTCCGGGATCAACTTGCTGCTCAATAGTAAGTCTCTAGTGTAAAAATCAAAAATAGGATCTTCACCAGGACCATCCCCAGCAATATCACTTGAATACTCCTTTCCTGTTTGAACAACCTCATAATCATCATTCATAGATAAAGTGGCAAATTCACTAGCAAAGTCATAAACATCTTCAATTTCCAATGATTCTAACTCACTAACTATAGGACAAACTTCTTCCACTGTAATGTCTTTACACAAATTAGTTTCAAAATACTCAGGCATCCTTATACCGACCAACCTAATCTCACTTGAATGAATATTCTTAGCAATCTTGATTGTATTCCTCATTGGATGATTTGGTAAATGGAAATCCCTATCCTCCTTCAAATAGTCGTCCAAATCCAAAGTTCTAAACACAATTGGACCTCCAAAACCTGTGAAACTTCCATTTTTATTCCTAGTCCACTCCAATGCATACAATCTCTGATCATATTTGAACTTAGTTCTGTAATCACTCCCATGACTAATAGTTAAAGGTATTATGCAACCATTCACATACAAATTGTTGCATCCTTGTCCAAATCTTGTACCCAAAAAGCCACGTTTTTCCAAATTGTGAGGCTTAATGACTAATATATCTCTAACTTTTCTAGCATAAGAATAGCGTACAGATACAAGACCTATATTGCCAACACACAAAGAAAAATACTTAGAGAAGTCACTCATAATCTTACGCGGATTAACACACAAATCATTACAAGCTACGTAATAAGAATAAGTCTCGATATTCCCTGTATCTCTACTCACCCTATCATCGACCATCAACTTGTAATATTCCTTATAAAAAGGACGTGTTTGCAACATACTACGATGCTTTAATCTACTATATCCTGAACTCTTCACATGTCGTGCTGAGGTATACCTGACCATATACCACAAGGCAAATTGCACATATGAAATGAATTTTCCATTAATCCAGAAATTGACTTTTCTTTTTTTTATATTAGATTCTGAAGAATAATAATCATTAATTTGATCAAATAATTCTTTAACTGCATAACCTTCCATAGGCCTCCCATTACGACTAAAATTGGTGACATGCTTTCCGCTCATAGGTGGAATTTTCTTCGTAGGTACAACATGAGTAGAACTATCAATGTTCTCTTGAACCAAAAATTTACTCTTGTTGTTCTTTTTCCTTCCTAGTCGAAGTCGATTGAAGTCGTCATCACGAACTTCATCTTCAAACTTGACATCACTCGATTCTTTTGTAACAGTGTTACTACCAATCTCTTCTTCCCCAAAAAGAGCCACATTCTCATTAAAAGCTTTGTATTTATTAAAATGTTTTTTGTTATTGGTGACGGGCATAATTTTATTAGCAATATTAATTTAAATTGTTTCTTTGTGAGAAACTTATACGTCCAAAGGATTTGATTAAAGTGAGTTCATCTCACTGTTAGGGTTACAATATATGAATTATTTTTATATTTGTATATCTTTATTTTTCTTTTTGTTTGTTTTATATTTTATTTATATTTTTTTTATTTTATTTTTATTTTTATATTTTTATTTATATATATTATATTAATTACAATAAAGAAGTATAATCACTACTTAAGTACTCTAGCATAATATCGAAAGAATATTTAGCTGAAGTAGTAAGAGTAGTGAAAGAGACTTGAAGGTTGGGGTAAGGGTTTGTTGAATTCTGAAAACCATTGGAATAAAATGTTTGATTGATGAGTGCAGTATTAGTAGAAGCTGTCATACCACGACCGAAGGAATAATCACTATTAAATGCGCTAGTAGTTAGTAAATTAACCATACTGAGTCCAGATGTGGTCACCGCAGGTATGGCTACAGCTGCAGAAGTGTTAGCGCTCAGATAACAATACACAAGTAATCGATAAGCTTCATTCTTTGAAATTCCAGGAAATTCAAAGGACATGCCTGAAGTCACTTCATAAGCATTGACAGTTGCAAATATAGCACCACTTTTTCTAAAAACTTGATTTAATGTTGAAGGTGGATCAGAGAATTTAGGGGTAAAGGCAGAAGTGCCGGCAGTGACCTGGTAACCAGACCATTGCATACGATTTGGAACTTGAGGAACTAATGAAGGAACTAAACGGGGTCTCAACAACTCTACATCATATGTAATCCATAATTCTCCTAACACACTTCCTTCGGCAAAGGCTGTGGTATTCTGAACTCCGACATAAAAAGTGCCGATGTCAGTAAGATTTATGGGTTGTGACACAGTACCTGATCGAACATAATAATAAGGCTGAACATGATTAGCACATTCAAATCCATACATCATATTGCGGTGAGGTATGCTTGATACAGCATAATCAGAATTTTCCATTTGCAATTTACTTACATAAGGCGTGTTATAAGCATCATATTGAGCAGCCATAACTATACTACCCATGTTACTCACTGTTGAATAAGGGGATGTATTTGTGACAAACTCAAAGACTAAGCCATGAAATTGGTATTCTTCAAAATTGTTTGCGATAGCGGCTAAAAAGGGAAAAACTTGAACAAGACCAGGATTTAAAGGAAATGGTGTTACAGAAAATGAGTTTTGAACTCCAGCTTTCAGATCTCCAATAAACTCTCTATGTTTCATACGCACTCCATCTTTGTTGTTTCCAAAAGACGCCAAAGCCGTAGTCTGCTTCATACCTGATTTAGGAAATAATGAATTGGTGCTTGTGGGTTCAGAGACTTCATAATCCCCAGAACCAACCAATTTAGAAAGTTTAGATCCAATATATGACCCAACTTGCCTACCTTTACTACCACCAACATAGCCACCCATACCTGCTCCTCCTGACGTCAAAGCTTTCTTTACGAGTGGTCTCGCAATGGCCGCAATCTCTTTTCCAACTTTACTCTTGACAGCTTTATCAATACTGGCCCTCATAGATGATAATTTATAATCACCTTTGCCAGACAACTTCTTCATAGTATTTTTGTTTTTTAATATCTTTTTTGGCATTTTCAATAATATAACATAAAATGAGCTCTGTATAGAACTCTTATACATACAAAGGCACGATGGTCCTACTCCACAATTGTTTT